AGCGGCATCTAACTACACTGCGGGAAGCTGGACTGATCGAAACCGAGCAGGGCTTTCGCGGAAACTTTGCTAAGAGGACATTATGAACGACGAACAAAATATCCTGCCAGCCCTGCAACACATTGCGCTGATGGCTGGCCTGAATCACGACTGCAAGCTGCTGACCGGAAAACAGGTCACTGCAAACCTACTACAACGAGACGGCGGAAAGCATGGCGAGACTGCTTTAGGTCTTCATCAGCCGCACGATGTACCCGCGCAGGTTGATGGTGTCGCTGGCTGATATATTGCATTGGGCCGTCAGGGTAATGTCTGCAGCATTAGCGGTGTTGATGGCGCCAGTCAGCAGCGACCCCGCAACCGCTCCCATGCCGGAACTTGAGCCTCATAAGTGCAACTCCGTCACGCCTTAATTAGCTCAACAATCCACCCCAGCAACTGCATGCTGTCAGATATCCCGGATGCAATTTCCCCCGTAATTGTCAGATCCTGCGCCACACTCAAATCAATAGTAGTCACAACTGCCGATGCAGCAACAGCGCCCAGCAGCGATGAGCCGGCACTCGCCTGAGTGATTTGCGCATTATTCGACCCCTGGGCTCTGGTGATCGAAATAAATTGAGCAGTCAGTGTTGTTGATACAGCGACAGTGGCGACAACGGTACCACCAATCCTGATCCGCATCGTTTTAGTGGTCGAGGAATTAGTATATTTCCAGAGCGGTGTTACACGGATAGCACCGGTCAGCCCGACTAGGTTGGGGATGGACACTGTCGCATGAGTCACCTCCCCTGCTGTTGTAACAGCCGCAGATGGACCACCAACACCCAGCACACAGATGCCATTCAGCGGATACCAGTCTGTGTTGTTCGATTTCCACTCTGATCCGACTGCACCGCCAACATCAGACAGCGTAATTACGGCGCCATTGTTTCCGGCAGCACTTGGACGGTTTGCCGATGTGCATGTGCTGTACCCTTGGTTTGCCCCAACACTCCCGACTGCGCCCATATCACCACCCCCGCAGCTTGGCAACCCAAGCGGTCGCTGTGGCAAAACTGGCCATGGTGATCTTGACGGATTCCAGCACGATGCCTTCGATGTTGATCGTGTCATCCGCCGTCAGGTCCATGGAGACGGCCACCCCGTTTTTGTCCTTGAGGGTGAACCAGCGGTCGCCGCCAACCGCCTTGCACTTGACGGTGACGGTGCCGGCAGAGGGCGTGCCGGTGCAAATGATTTGCAGCTGGTGGCTGGTGCATTCACAAAACGTTTCCGCATTGGATAGCAGCAGGTCGGAGATATTACCGGCCTGCGAGGCCGTTGCAACGGTGTACCTGACATTACTCATGATTGCGCCTCAGCTTGCTTGGATGATGTTGACGGATGACATGGATGTCATAGCGCGCTTACCCCGCCATATCCATGGCGAGTAGTATTTGCAGTAGCCGCCAACCACACGCCACACATACGCCCCGCCGTTGGCGCTGTCCGGGCATGTAAATGTGGAGTGAGTAATACGCAGGCGCTGCCCTGTTGCCGCGTAGTGGTATTCGACGGCGTTGTTCTGCCCCAGATACAGGTAGGTTGTATCCGGGATGGTATTCAGCAGCTTGTACTGCGGGAATGTCACCGCGTCGTATGCCTCGTTGAGACCAAACAACGTCGTGTAAAGCTCGCGGGCTGTGAAACTGCCGGTTACTGTTGCGCTCTGCGCGTACCCGCCGATCAGCGTAATCAGGCGGGTGTGGACGGCGACGGATGCCCCGGAGTACACGCACCCTGATTTCGCGCCAGCCCATGTTATCGTGCAGCTCTGCTGTATCTCGATGCCGGAGCTGACGTAGAGATTCCCGGATGCGATCGCTGCAGCTGCGCCACCAACATACAGCGTCGAGCTGATTCCGGATTCCCCGCCGTGGAAGCTTCCGCCGTAGATGCCGTGCGCCCCGCTGACGGTGGAGTTGTAGTCCTTCAGAACCAGATCGTTTGCGGATGAGGTCAGCAACGGGTCAATATTGGCGGTGTTGCGGTAAACCCCGAAACTGTCGTAGACGATGTCATTACGGGCATTCTTCAGCGCCGTGAAATACACCCCGACAATCTGCAGTGCCGTGCTGCCAGCCGTATTGTTCGTCACCCGCACCACGCGAGATCCCGGCTTGGCGGTATATGTCCGTGTAACTCGTCGCGCTGTGGCGGACACGGTGGTAAAGTTGCTGTCAATGGCGACCCCATCAACAGCGATGGTCACGTCGCTGGACGCCGTTGCAGACTCCAGGAATGTGATGCTCAGATAGCCGTCAATCGGAACAGTTACCGTAAACTCAGCCCATGCCCCGATTGTCGTAGACCGCTTGTAGTCGTAGACAGTCCCCGCATCATAGGAAGGAACATCTGTTGATAGGGATGTTGTTGTCCATGAGCCATTGGTATTGCTGGTCGTGACTATTCCGCAAAGCACCTCCACCGCGTCCTGAATTGCCGTGATACGCCACATCGTTGCATCGGCGCCGGTCACGCCCAGCGAGTCGCTGCCGTTGGTGGTGACATTGTCTTTGAGCGTCAGGTAGGCGTATCCCTTGCTTGGCTTCTGTACCATCACCCGGATGGTGTTGGCATCCACCACTTTGAGCAGCTTCATGGCCGCGTCGAAGGGGATTACAGGATGGATGGCCATGTAGTCCTGATTCACGCCACTGATGACGCAGCCGTCATACCGTGATGCGCCGATGACGCCGGTCAATGCCGTGACACCATTACCGGCAACGATGCAGCCTTGGGCATCCGTCCCGGTTGTCAGCGTCCAGGAGTCAAACGGGATGTAGACGCGCTTGACGCCGCCAGCAATTGCGGCCGTTACAGCAGCGGAAAATGCGGTTGCGTTTGCGGATGATGTGCCGCCGGATACACCACCGAACCACCGCACGTCATAGGCAAAAACGCTGTCTGATATGGTGATACAGGTGAATTTTGAGGAATCGAACGAGCCAGATGACGTATGCGCCACGGTGCACAGATACCCCATACCCAGCCTGACAACATAGTCGCCGACAGCGTAGGCGGTTGATGCCGCCCAGTCGCCGCGAATGCGGGTGTAGCCATTCGCGGAAAGAATAGATTTCGCCTCTGTGCTCATGGATGCAACTGTGACGCATCCGTCAGCCAGGTCGCCATCATCGCGAGTCACGCCCTCAAGCCGGACGGCTATCGCATCGATGACGGATTCAATGTTCCCAAGCTCAGTGTCAATCGAGGCGCTTTTCAGCGTACTGCGCCCACTGACATTAAGCGCCTCGTCCTGAGTGAAGTCGTGTTCTGGGGAGTAGCGGGGAATGGGCATGGAAAAACGCCATCGCAAAAAGTGGATGGCGTCATCTTAGGGGTGAGGCGGATGCTCCATGCTATCGCGGCCTTTCCTTCTTCTCTCCGCCCACGCTTGGCGCAATCAGGCCCGCCGTCCGCTTGGTAGCCTGACCGAGCGTCGGCACGTTGTTGGCTTTCTCCAGCAGGTTCGCCGCCGTCTTCGGGTCGGTCATGGCTTCGGCGCGCAGAATATCGCGCTCCTTGCCACCAACAAACTCACCGACGGCGCGGAACAGATCAATCCACTTGTTTTGGCCAGATACCTTTCCGGCAATCTTCAGTCCTATGCCGCGATTTGCGGTCCCGGAGTCCCTTGCTGCATTTTCAGTATCCCGCAGTCGGTCACGCGCTGCGTCTGCCGCTACCTTTTCCCACTGCCCGAGCATCTTCTCGCCGAACAGTGAGCGCACCAGGGCGCGGTTTTCCGGATTGCGAATGAACTTGATTCGGTCAGCGTCGTTCCTCATACCGAGGATATGGTCGCGGATGGCGGCGTTCATGCTGCCGCGAAACTCAGGATCGCGCTTGGCCAGCTGCAGAATGAAGCGCCCATCAGAAGTCCGGCTCTTTGACTCAAGGAACCGCTTCAGCGCCACCGGGGCGTCCACATCCTTCGTGAACCAGCTTGCCCCAGAGTTGTCGGTCAGGTCTTTTCCTTTCGCCATCGCCCGGTCATTCGCCGCCTTTATTTCCGCATCCATCCGCACCGCCAAATCTTCCGCGCTCTTGGATTTTGTCACTGCAGCCTGGAGCTTCGCCTGCAAATCCGGATACATCTTCAGGATATCGGCATGAGCATCTATGAACTTGGCCGACGCATCACGCCAAGACGGTTTCAGCCCGCCGTCCGGCTTGTGCGTGGCCTTCCGCCATTGCGTGGCAAGCCAGTCCTGCGCGGTTTTGGCGACACCGGGTTCATTGCCGATGGCGCGCTGGAAGCTGTCCGCCGCCTCGCGCCCGGAGGTCAGTAGTTTTTTAGGGATGGCAGCGTCTGGAGTTTTGCGATTTCCGCCGTAGTCCTTCTGCATCCCCTTCATAGCCCCGTCCTTATAGGTAGATGCGTACTCGCGGTAACCGGCTATCGCCTGCTTGTAGGCTGCAGCCGTATCTGCCGGGATAGCGCCACTCTCCACGCCAAGGTCAAATGACTTGCGCACCGCGTCTTTGAGCTGACCAAGCATCCGGTACTCATTTGTACCCGGCGTAGAACTGCGCTGCAGGTCGCCAATTTCACGATCTACAACACGCGCCTGGTTGTAGCTCATGCGGTACCTGTCGCTGCCAGAAACAGGATTCAGGTTTTCATCAAAGAGCAGGTAGCTGTTTTCGTTCTTTGGGTCATAGTTGGCCAGCATTTCGGCATAGTGGTCGTGCGCCGCCTTGTGCTCATTCCCGGCAGGGGCATATATTTTCTTGCCTTGCATGTGTTCGCCCAGCGCATCAAGCAGCGCGTTCTGGCTGTATCCCTCGCCGGGATATGCTACCGGATAGCCGTCCTGACTCAGGGACTCGGCCATTTTGTCCAGCGCCATGCCGTTTTCGGTAAAGATCGGTTTCCCAAAAGCCGCCCGCTTGTTGATCTCATTCGGATCGATTCCGTTCCGCAACGCGTCTTCGCGGGATATCCCGCCATATTTGGCAATGGCCGTCCCAATATCGTCGACTGTCGTGTCGATTCCATTACGCCGCATCTTCACCGATTCAGGCTCCAACTCCTTTACAGATGCAAGCTTCCGCTGCGTGTTGTCGGCCACCGCCTTGTCAATCAGTCTGATTGCCTTGCGGATGGGAGCGGATGCCTCGCTGTTCAGCCCGGCATAACCCTCCTGCATCACCGATTGAATGGAATCCATAGGTACGGGAAGATCATGAATTTGGTTGAATGGGTCTATCTGGAACTCGCTGCCCGCCGCCTTTTTCTCCCTAGCGCTGGCTGCATCATAGGCCGACCCCATCACCGCCCCGGCCTCCCCGCTCCGCACCTCATCCCCGACCGCCTGTCTCGCCGCCTCAGCATCAGAAAGCGCCGCCGCCTTGATCGGAACACGCTGCGCCTCAGTGTTGGCCCGCTGACGCTCAATAACAGCCAGTTGTCGCTGCACCTCTGCCGATACCGCCCGCTGCACGGCATCAGCGCCGCCGCCGACTGGTGATGGAACCATGCGCTCCATCTGCGCCGCCCGTGCTGCCTCGTTTGCCTTGTACCGCTCACCCAGCATCTGGCCTTCCGGAGTCGCCGATCCGGTCAATGCCTTTTCTACGCCTAGAATCTGATTGTCGCCAGCCTGCGAAAGCACCTGCCCTGTCGTCGGACCCACCGGAATATCAGGCGTATCAGCAGCAGGCGGAAATACCGGCTCGGCCGCCCGGAGCTGCTCAACCGCAACATCGGGCTGCTTGATGTTGTCGCGCAGGAACTTGCCGACATTGCGTTCGCGCCCACCCTGCGTCATCACCTGCGGAGCGTTCTTGATCTTCCCCGCGACAGCAGACACTACCGGGAAGGCCCCCATGCTGGCAATCATCCCCATCTCTGGCGACCCGGTTACCTCCGCCACCGTCCCGCCAAGCAGCCCACTCCCGCCACCCATCAGCACGGCATTGCCCAGCGTATTGGCCGCAGCCGGAATACCCATCGGCAGCACGGTTGCCGGTACGCCTGCGCGGGTAGCCAGCGACCGCATAAGCCCCGGAAGACCTGACGCCGGAGTCATGGCAGCAGCACCCGCAGCGCCCTGAATGGCCCAATCCGCGATCCGTTCACCTGCCGTCTGTGGCTGCTCCAGCCCATGACCGGTGACGGCCTGCAATCCCGTATCAATGCCGGATGTGACCGGGTGCGCAGGAATGGCTGTGGCGTAGGGGATTGGATTGCTTGGCGTGTCATCGAGGCCGAGTGTGTGCAAGGTGTCCAGCATGGCCTCAGGCCCGCCGCCGACTCCAAGCCCTTTTTGCAGAAGAGCAGCCAGCCCCATAAGCTGTGCGCCTGCACCAGCTTTGCTCAGGTTGATCACATTGCGCGGCGTCTGGATGATGCCGTCCGGGATACCGGCCACGCCCTTGACGATAGATGACCCAACCATCGCGGCATTATGCTGCCATCCTTCCGGCAGCGACTGGTTGACCGGCAGGCGCTCGGATTGCGTTTGGCGGATGCCTGCACGGGTTTGCGCGAACTGGTCCGGAGCGGCCTGCCCATGCTGCGCCATCGCATCATCCAGGCTGAACCGGCGACCGGGCGCGGGCTTGGTGTTCTGCAGAGCGTCGTTAAGATCAAATCGTGCCATGTTAAAGCCCCGCCTCTTGCTGAATCTGCTGGATTTCAGACGCAGACCACCCGCCATCGCGCAGAGATTGCACGGCCGCCCGGAACTGGTCTTGTGTCTGGATGTTGCGACCCTTCAGCCACTGCACCGCTTTCGGCTTGTTGGCGTTACGGCGCTGCTGGGCTGCGGCGTCTTGAGTTGCCGGGAATTGTTCGCTGGTTGGTTGTTTAGGTTTCCTGATCTGATCCTGATGAGCCGGGGGCGCGTACATGATCACATTTCTCGGGTCCAGACCATTTCTAACGGCTATATCAGAGTACCTGGTGTTGAGATTACGCTGGGCATCGTTGGCGGCCTCCAGATACTGGTCAGCCAGCCTCCCAAACTCTTCCTTTTGTGAGGCGGTCAGCACCTTCCCGGAGCTGATCACATTGGTGTAGTTCATGAATCTGTCGAGGGATCCGGTTGATTGCATAGCCATGCCTAACTCTGACTCGCGAACAACAGAGCCAGGGTCGAGCATCTTCATGAATGAGGTCGCGGCGGCAAGAGTCCCGGCTGCGCTAGGATCCCGCAAGCTATCCTTGATAATTCGCGACTGGCGGGTGATCTCGACAAAGTTCTTGCTGTCGTTGCGATAGTCGTCCCGAAGGCCACCCTCGGTATGTACTCGCTGAGGAAGCGTCAGCGTTGCCGACCCGGCAGCCGGAGGCCGGTTATTCCGCCCGATCTCAGAGTTGACCTTGCCCCGGAACATGCTCACCAGATCCTGATTCCCGACGCTCTGCCCGCCCGTACCCTGATTCAGCACGTACCCGGTGTCGCCCACGGAATCAAACAGGCTGCCCTTCTGTGCGGCTTGCGCCCCGTTCAGGCTCAGACGGAAATCAGGATTGGTTGTCGCCCGCTCAAGGTCGCCCCTGTCCCACACTTTGTCCTGTGCGGATGCATACTGCTCCACGTTTGGCGTCAGATAGGTCATCCCCTGCAAAGCAATAGACCGTTGAACAGGGTCCGGGCTGTTGATCTGCTCGGCAAACTTCTGGCGCATCACATCACCAAGCGCATATTCGCGCTGGTCGGCCAGTCGCTGCGACTCGGCCATTGCCTTTCCGGCAGACGCCTCGTTGTTACCTATCTGGCTCTCGGCCATCATCTGCTTATAGGCGTCATCCTGCCCGGATGCCTTGCCAGACCTGCCCGCATAGATAGACTGCATCAGCCCGGAGAGGCCGCTGTTTAGTGCCTGCGCGTATCTCATGGCGTCACCTCAAAAGCCCAGTATTGCAAACGGCACTTTCGAGCCGCGCATCATCGTATCAACCATGGTTCCCATGCGCTGCGACTGCGCCAGGCTCTGAGCCGCTGCGCTGTGCGGAAGACCGACAGCCGGAGCGCCAGCCCCTGTTGCGGCTCCAGCTCCTGCGCCACCACCCACGCCCATCGTCCCCGCCAGCATTGCAAGACTGCCCAGCAACTGCGCCGTATCGCCCTTGTGCGACGCCTTTTGCATGTTGTACTGCGTCTGCTGCTGAGCATCGCGCATCTGCTGGCCAATGCCCTGGATGTTGCTGGCGTCGCCCATCTGCCGCAGATTCCGACTCTGCATCATGTCGCCCTGCGCCCCGGCCCTGCCCATCAGCGACGCCAGCTTTGCAGCCGCCTCCATCTGGTTGGCGGATGCTGCCGCTCTTGCTCGGATGTAGTCGGCAGACTGCTGGCCGCCGGTGACAGATGGCGCGCCGGGTGCGGTGTTCGTCGCATCCGCCAGCATCTGCCCGAGTCCTGCCGTGCGTGTATCGCCTGCCTGCTGGTATTGGCTGGCCATGTTTTCGGCAGACAAGTCGCGGGTTGCGCCGGTCAGCACCGTGTTGTTGATATCGCCCTGCAGCTGCTGCTGTTGTTGCGCCCCGGCCACAGCCGCCTTATTCATGGCGCTCTCGGCACGGCGCTGGCCGTAGTGCTGCGCCCCGGCCCCTGCGGTCAGCAGGGCGATGGAAATCGGATCACACATATTAGTAGGCTCCCAAGGTGCCGTTGCTGGCGCGGGCGTTGAATCCCACCGGCGAGCGGTAGGTATTCTGGAATTGTTTCTGGTACTGGTTCTGCTGGTTCAGGTAGCCCATACCGCCAAAATAATCCTGCATGGTTTTCGACAGCCCGGCATCCGTCTGCTGCGCGATGTTGCTCTGCAACTGGGAGGATGCGGAGTTGAGGGCGCTGGCCTGATCCATGCCCGCCCGGATGCGCCCAATCAGGTCGATGCGTGACTGTTCGTCGGCTGCTTTGGCGTTATTTACAGTGGCTAGCTTGGTGTTGGCGGCATCGGCAATTCCGTTCTGATAGTTGTGCATCAGCTCGCTGTTCTGATCGATAGCCAGCGAGCCGCCCGTCTGCCCATTGCGGGCAAGCGCGAACTTCAGCAGGCGAGCCGCCTTCTGTTGCTGCTCATCGAGGCGCGACTTGTGGTAATCGTAAACATCTGCGCCCATCTTGTCGTATAGCCCGGCACGCTGCGCCTGAACGCCGCTCTGCCCGGCCCTGTACGCATCCAGCGCCCTCTGATAGCCCGCCTGGTCAAAGGACGCCTCCAGCTTGTCTCGGGCCTTTTGCGTAGGGTCGCCAATCTGGTCCAGGTAGTTGTAATCATCCAGCGCACCCGGAGCATAGAACGCATTTCGATCCACAACCCCCGTTCCGTCACCCACGCCGAACAGGCCGTTGAGTTTGGCAATGGCCTTGTCCTGTTCTGCCCGCAGCTCCCGCTGATATGCTGCCGGATCACCGCCGCCGCTGCTTCCGCCCATTGCTCACCTCACCGCCGAAAAAAGAATGAAATCCACGCCGCTTTTGCCCCACTTCGCCAGCCGGGTTTCCTGTCGTAGCCCAATGGCCTCAAGCCATGGATGTGTCCGGACATGCCGCGAGTCCGCGAAGGCGTGTATCCGATGATAACCGCCGCCATCCAGCGCCATGCGAACCCATCGGCGGGCCGTGCGCGATATCTCCAGCCGGCGCTCAGGGAGCCGCGCCGTGCCGACCAGCCAAGCAGTGGCCACGCCGGGATAGATCGGGTAAATGCCAGCCATGGCCACCGGCTCACCGTCATCCGCCAGCGCCACGAACCCGCCGACCTCTGTGCATTTCTCGGCAAATCCGTCGATGGTATCCAGCCAGTGGGTTTCCAGAATCTCGGCTAAATCGTCAGGGGCCATGTTGTCTGCAATATGACGGGCGTGTTCCAGCGTCAGCGGCACGATCACGACATGATCCCCAGCGGCTCGAAATAGTAGGTCAGCAGGTGCAACTCAAAAGCCTCGTTGGCCGCGTGCGTAATCACCGGTGCGATGCCTGTCGCCAGCAACTCCACCGGCGTCAGTCCGCCCGGACGGGTATCTCCTTCCAGATTAAATCCGGCCGTTATCAACGCGGTGTTTCTCGGGTCAAACCGGTGCTGGATGGTGGCTGTCCCGGTAATCACTGCATCCATGGCCAGCACTTGCTTGAGCACCCCCGGCATTTTGAAATTGAGATAGGCCATCTCGACCGACACATTGATCGTGGCTCCGTCGTCGGTGTATTGCTCGTCGCTGAACTGGTACACGTAGTATCCGGAGCGGGCGTAAAGCTCGCCGGAAAGCTCGGTCAGGTAGTCCAGGCTCACGGCAAATTCATACAGCGACCAGGCTGAAACTTTGGATGACCGCGAGAACGTGTAAACCAGTGCCTTTGTACCGTGGTACAGCCAGAACTGCCCGCCCGCCCGGTAATACATGGCGCGCGGCGAATTGCTGCCGAATACCGATGAAATCAGGGAGTCGACCGGCGACCCGACATCGTTTTCGGTCAGGTTGCCCGAGGCGCTGCCGGTCATGCTGATAGAGCGAACGCCTTTTTGTGACAGAAAGAACAGGTCCCCGCCCATGTTGGCATGGGCGTAGGGATGAATGGTGCCGATATCCAGCACTTCCGACAGCGACATGTTGGCCGGGTCAGGGTCCACATTCCATATTTGCGCGGAATCGGCGCTGAACACCACCAGTTTGTTGCTGTAAACGCCGAGTGCTGTGGCGTCTCGTGATCCGTTTGTCCGGTCAGCAGTATTCAGGAACCCGGCATCACTGGCAGTGACCCAGTCTGTAGCATCTCCTGTCTTGCAGTATTTAACCGTTTGCCCATCACTGGAGACGGAGAACATTTTCTCGCCAGCCTTTTGCGCCTGAATGGTTTCAGGAAAAACCGTGTAGCTCGGTGATTCGAGAGATACAGCAGTTCCGGGCGCTGTGTAATAGATTGCCGAGGTAATGAATGTTCCGGGACTGGCCTCTGATTCGCTGGTGAAAACGACATACCCGAGGCCGCCGTAGGTATCGAAATACGAAACGCTTCGCGCTATCCAGTCGAGATCATTCCTGTTCAGCCACAGATCGGCAAAACGGCTGTCCGTGTAATCCGGCGTCAGTTCCCAGACAGAAAACGTGTTGAGTTTTCCGCCGCCAGCAAACAGCCCGATGGATTCCCGGTCAACGTACCACCCGGGAGGCATGGCAGACGGCTTCATAACTGTCGGAGTCCCGACACCGTCCCAGCATTTTTGCTCCAGCTCGTAAATCTGCACCAGCCCCGGACGTTTGCGGATCGTCTTGCCGGTCGTGACGTAGGCGTTGGTCAGCACCCGCATCCGGCTGGCCTCGCTGGTAGAGGCCCCCTTGCGCAGGTCCAGCCCCAGTGCGAAATCATCAAACGTGATGCTGGGCATGGTTATACCTCGTCAATGACGCGCGGCGGGGAAACGCCATCCCAGAATCCACCGGCATTGGAGCGGCGGATGGGTGCGGTCCCGCGCTGAGCGGCCTTGAGCCGCCCCAGAATTGCCTGCAATTGATTGCTGTAGGTAGCGGCATCCGGCTGGCGGTAGTGCAGTTTGGCGTTGGCCAGCGCGTGCAGGAACACCAATTCGGATTTGATCGTAGTCCGGTCAGTGTCATTCGTGAACCGGGCCAGAGACTGCGTGTAGTCAATGCGCAGCGTGTAGGCGGCATCCGCAGGCGGCCAGACCTCAATCTGCGCGGCCCGCTCATATCGGCGAGGACGACCGCCGGACAGATCGGAGCGCATCTGCATCATGATGCCCTCTGTCACCGGGTAATATGTTTCGCCGTCCAGGATGTGCACGGACAGGATGCGCTCCACCTCGCAGTCAGCCGGGTAGTCGTAGAGCCGCTGATCGATGCCGGTCGTTTGCTCGCTGTAGGCGCGCAATTCCGCCCACTCGTACTGCCAGTAGAGTTGCTCCTGAGCCGAGCGCAGAAAACTGTCAATGATGGCGGAGTTTGTTACGCTGGATGACCCGGCCGCACCGAACCCCAGCCGCACCAGCATTTCCGCCCGCAGGTCGCCCAACTGGCGATTGATGGTGGTCATTTACGCCCCCGGCTGAAATGTACGTGGCTGCGTGAGCCGCTGTAGATATGCCTGATGTACCGATGCCCGACCAATTTGGCGACATTGCCGCGATAGTTGTGCAGGCCGTATGCAACGTAGGCGTTGGCGATCACGATAGACAGGCAAACCGGCTGCCCGGACAGATACCGCAGCACCTGCCAGAATGCCGACACAATCAGCACATAGGCCAGCACAGACGGAATCAGGCGATAAACGGAATCATGACGCTGATACGTCACCGCCCGGATGACGATGTAGACGCACAGCAATGCGTTGATAATGGCGATCATTTCCCACCCCCGACCAACCGTGAAATCAGATCAGAGACAAATGTGCCGGTTTTGGCGTACTTGATCACGCCGTTGAGCATGATGATGCTGAGCAGACCGCCCAGCATGGCAGTGATGACTGTCGAGGCGATCCCGAGTGTCAGGGCCACCCAGCCCGCCGACAGATAGCCGATAACCGTGCTGGTGATCAGGTAGGCGATGCGTTGCAGCCAGTGGTATTCCGTAGCCGACAGCACAAACACCACCGACCCGGAAAACGCCGCCAACAGGGTTGCTGCGTCAACTGGGCCTGCAAACGCCGCCAGCACGAATGTCCCGAACCCGGCAGAACCGGACTTTGCTACGGCGGGCTCGATCATTTGGCCACCGTTGCGGTCTGAACCGGGCAGATGCTGATGGTGACTTGCGGGCAGACAGGCATTTGAGCGCAGCCGGTCAGCGCGATTGTCATCAGGATGATGCGGATCATTTGGGTTTGCCCTCAAACAGTGACCGCTCGGCAGCGCGGCGGGATATCAGACCTGGAAGCACTCTGTCACCAGCGTGTATCCAGCGCCCGAATTGTGCGGCAGCGCCGTCGTAATCGCTGGCATTGAGCTTTCTAAGCAGTGTGGAGTTCTCGAAGTTGCCGCTGCCGATGTTGAAGATCAGGCAGGCAAGAGCGTCGCGCTGATGCTGCTTGAGCTTTGCGGTGACAAGATGGGTGATAACAGCGTCAATCGGCGCAATGTCAGCCGCCAGCCAGTCGCTTGCTTGCTGCAGGGTACAGGTTTGCCCGCGCTTGACGCCGTGGGTATGGCCGTAGCCAATGGTCCAGACGCCAGCAGGGCAAAGGTATGCCTTAAGTCGGCATCCTTCGAAGTGCGCAATCAAGGATACAGCATCGGCCGAAATCATCGCGCACCTCCGTAATCATGTCAGGCAGCGCGGCGCTTGCGCGGAATCGGAGCCTCGCCGGATTCATTGCCAGCAAAACGCGCCTCGATGGACGATACAAACTCGCTGGCGCGGCCATAGATGCGCTCAACGATAGGCATTCCGGACTTTTCGTCTTCACCGAACGCGTGAACCAGGCGCTCGTATTCTTCGTCCAGGCTTTCAATCTCGCGGAAATCGGTCACCGGCTCACCGGAATCCTGAATGGAGCCGCCACCGTGCACCATTTCCAGCAAAGGAATCTCGTGCTCAGCAGCGAGACGGGGGATCTTTTCCATGGGGCCGCGATCAATGATCACGAGCAACAGGGGGATTTTCAGCATGGATATTCTCCAAAAAAGGCGGGGAATCGTTCCCCGCCAAGAGGGTTTGCCTTGAATCAGGTCAGCGTCAGAACCGCATGGGCGTTGCGGCGGTTCGTGGTCAGCGCACCACGCCAGGTGATGGCGCAGTAGTACTCGTAACGGTTGTAGGCGCGCGGGGGCTTGCGGGTGACCATGTCCTGCCCGGCCATCGGGCGCAACTTCAGGTGGTCGGTGTTCACGAAGTACATGCGCTTCGTCCAGTTGATCGACGGGCTGTCGAGGCCACCGAAATTGTCGTCAAACTCAGGACACCACTCGATCGGCACGCCCTTGAACGTCATGCTGCCGATGCCGCCATCGATGTTGCGTTGCTGACCGCCGTTGTACGTGATCTGACGACCGGCAGCGTCGAGCGCGGCAATGTAGGCGTCGATCATCGAGGCACCCGCAAAAATCTTCTTCGGGCGCCCGCCGTTCTTGACGCAGGCGCGCCACTGCAGTTCCATCGCCGCCAGCAGGGTGCTGGACGACAGGCCGGTGCTGACGCCATTGCGCCACCAGCTGTTTGCCGATGCATCAATGCCGCCCACAGTGCCGGAGCTGGGAGTGGTGGAAATCAGCGCATCGATGCCGGTCACCGCGTCGGTAGAGCTGGACCCGTCCAGGCACAGATAGGCGCTGAACTTTTCCTGGAATCCGGCCTGCAGGGCGGTGTTTTGCTCCTCCAGCAGGTTGGAGAGCTGCACCAGTTCGGCATCGGTAGCAGAGCCGCCCTTGCGGTCGTCCAGCATCGTAATGCCGTTCTGCGCCAGACGGTCTTCGTCGATGGCGTAGCCGTCGTGGGCAGTGCGCCACTGATACTGCGACTGCTCGACAGTGGTGCGGCGGTTGTACGTGACTTCCTGCGCGCCGTTGATCCACTGGAAATTGGATTGATAGCGGTAGCGCAGCTGCTCGACAACGTACTGCTTGCCACCGGGAAATTCTTTCTTGCCCGCCATCAGGGCATTCATGATCGGGCGGTCAACCGCGACTTGGTCGATCGGGTTGTTCTTCAGGTAAAAATCCAGCGTGGTCTTTTGGGCTTCGCTGATTTCGGACGCGGTAAACGGCATGATGCCACCTCACAAAAATGGGTTTGGGTAAACAACACTTCGGTGGCGAGTCCGATATCAGCCCTGCATGTCACGTGTGGCGCTGGTCCCCACAACAGCGTGCATCGGTATCAGGTGTAACCCAGCTTCTGCCGCATGGCGTCCAGTGCGGATGCCGGAGCGGCTGAGCCTGCTGCGCGACCGGTTCCACGGAGCGGAGCCGGAGCGCGGGTCTGTTGCTGGGCAGGCATCACCCGGCTCACAGACTCATAAATCAGTTTGATCTGGCCGGGAATCATGTGCGGAGGGTAGCTCTGCATGATCGTCGGCATCTGCTCCATCAGAATCTTTTCCTTGGCGGGCCAGTCGATATCTTTGGCCTTCCAGTCGGCGCACATCGTTTCAACCTGCTGCACGGCCTGTGTAGCCTGCTGCTGGTAGGCAAACTGCTGTTGGTCAGCCTGTTGCCGGGTTTGCAGTTGTTGCTGCTGGGCTGCAGCCTGCTGACGGGAGCGGGCCAATTCCAGCGCCGTCCCCTCGTCCAGTTCCATTGCATCCACGCGCTGCCGGATTTCCGG